AGAGGCCAGAGATAAAAATGCTAATCTGGTTACTGCGGTTGTTTATCCTGCTATTGAGCCTCACACTGGCAGGTTGCGTGTTAATGGTACTCCTGTTCATTACGATTCTTTTATTAATAATCTTATAAATAACCACGAAAAAGCAAAAAAAGATAATAAAAAATTCTCATGGAAAGTAATAACTTATAAGGCATTAATTGATGAGAATACTCCATTGTGGGAATCATTTTTCCCTTTAAAGAAGATACAAGAAAAGAAAAGATTTTACGCAGATTCTGGACAGCCTCAGAAGTTTTTTCAAGAATATATGATGGAGGTTATGAGTGAAGAAGACGCTATCTGGAGAAGAGAGCACATCAGATACTGGGAAGGTTACTACAAAAATGAAGATGGTATTAATTATATTGTTAAGGATAATGATGATATTCCTGTCAATACATTCATTGGTTGCGACCCCGCTACGGATATAGATACTAAGCATAGTGATTTCTCAGTAATAATGGTTGTTGCTATTGATACTAATAATGAATTATATGTATTAGAATATGAGAGACATAGAAGTATCCCTACTATTGGTTCTAAGAATCCAGAGACTGGTGAGATACTTGGTAAGAAAGGAGTTGTGGATATAATCCTAGAATTGCATCAGAAATATCACTGTATGTCATCCACTGTAGAAGACGTTGCTATGAATAGAAGTATCTTTCAGGCTCTAAATGACGAGAGAAGAAGGATAAATAAGTACGATATTGCAGTAATTCCTGAGAAACCGGGTGGACAACAAAAGAGAAATCGCATTTATTCGGGACTTTCTGCTCGTTTTAGTACAGGAACGGTACATTTAAGGAAAAATATGTTTGATTTAATCAACGAAATCCTTACTTTTGGCCCCAAAATGAGCCACGATGACACAATAGAGAGCCTTTATTACTCTCAAATTCATTCTTTTCCGCCAAATATGAAAAAAGATGAAAAGAAAAGAAGCTGGTTCAAACCTAAAAGAAAAGCAAAAAGCTGGTTAGTGGCTTAAAAAAGGATGGTATTAAAATGGCATTATTAAAAAAACTGAAAAAAAGAAGGTCTGAAAGAAAAAAAGCTGGAAAATGGGTTGCTGGAGAAATGCTTACTAAATCAGGCAGGAAAAGAAGGAACATTAGAAAAAATGTTAAAAAAATTAACAAAATGGTTGTTTCTAGGGAAAAGAAAAAACCAGGTTCCGGTCAATCTATGGTTGATATTTCTAAAGTTAAAGACGCTTCTAAAATGTCTCCAACTGGAAAAATCAAAAAGAAAGGCTTAAAGTCTGTTGTAATGACTGAGGGTGGAGCTTACGCTAAGTATGAAAAAGGTTCAAAGCCAGCTCAAAGTTTTAGAAAAACATTTGCTTCTAAATGTAAAGGTAAGTCGTCTGGAGACTCATTCTCTTGGCAAGGTCGTAAATACTCTTGCGCTAAGAAGTAGAAATGCCTAGATTCGGTAGAAGAAGTAAAGAACGTCTTAAAGGCGTTAATATAAAACTTGTCAATGTACTAAACGAATTAATTAAAATAATGGATGTTACCATTATTGAAGGTTTACGGAGTAAGGAGCGGCAAGAGCAATTGTTAGCACAAGGGAAAACTAAAACTAGATATTCCAAACACATAGAAGGAAAAGCTGTTGACCTCGCTCCTTACCCGATTGATTGGGAAGATAGAGAACGATTTCATTATATGGGCGGTATGATTCGTGGTATAGGAAAGCAACTTGGTGTCAATATCCGATGGGGTGGAGACTGGGACTCGGATGGAGAGATAGCAGATAATAATTTCGATGACTTAGTCCATGTAGAGATAAAGGATTAATTATGGCAAAAAAATGTAAAAAGGGTGAAGTTTTTGATATAAAAATAAAAGCCTGTAGAAAATCTACTCGTAAAGACAGAATAGAACAAGCTGCGGAAAAAGGGGCTTATGACCCTGCGAAAAGTTATGGGACGCAGATGGGAGGAGCTGCCGGGGCTACTGCTTATTCCTTATCTCGGAAGACTGGAAACAAAAAAGGGAGTGTTCCTTTATTATTGGCCAGTACCGTTGCTGGGGCTTTGTATGGGAGACATAAAGCTATTAAAATGCAAAAGAAAAGAGATAAAGAATTAGGTATTAAAAAAGCTCCTAGTAGAAAGATACCTAAAAAATATAGAAAAAAATAAATGGCAAGAACAACTAAGAAATCAAAAGCCCAAATAAATAAACAATTATGGGATAGGGCGAATAATTCCCATAGACAAAGATGGCAACATTTAAGTCAGAAAGGTTATGACTTTTATCTCGATGAGCAATTATCTAAGGAAGAGAAAGACCAGCTAGAAGAATCGGGTATGCCCACATTCACTATTAATAGAGTAACTCCTATTATAGAGATAATGAAATACTTTGTAACTGCTAATGACCCCAAGTGGAAAGCGGTGGGAGCTACTGGAGATGATGTAGATGTGGCTCAAGTACATTCAGATATTGCAGATTATTGTTGGTACTTATCTAATGGTAAGTCATTATATAGTCAAGTTGCCCTTGATGCTTTAACTAAAGGTGTGGGATATTTTCTTGTAGATATAGATAAAGACGCTGATAGAGGTATGGGGGAAGTAAGATTTAATAGGTTAGACCCATATGATGTATATGTCGACCCCGCAAGTAGGGACTTTTTATTCAGAGATGCGAATTTTATACAAGTAAGAAAGAATATCGCAAGAACAAGACTTATTAATATGCTTCCTGAGTTTGAAGCTAAGATTAAAAAAGTATCAAAAAGCACTGATGTTGTCTCATATTCTGAGAGAGATACTGATTTAAGAGGGACATCTCAACCTGAAGATATTACAATGGGCATTAGCCTTGAGGCTGAAGATGAGGATATTATACCATATTATGAGACATATTCTAAAAAGAAGTTTCCATACAGAAATGTTTATATAAGAGTTCAGCCTTCTCCAGCTGAGATGGATAATATTAAAGAAGCTGTGAAAAAACAATTGTCTGATTTTCAACAAGAAGTAGAGGTCGGTCTTATAGAAAAACAGATGCAGATTGAACAAGCTGTTCAAACTGGAGAAATTATTCCTGAAAGAGCTCAATTAGAAATAAAGAAATCCCAAGAGATGGCTGCTCAGGCAATTAAAGAAAAAGAGATGCAGTTAATGTCTGAAGCTCAAGATGCGGCCACTCAAGTTAAGCAACAAATAATGAGTGAATCTGATTATAAGATTCTTGAAAGCAATGAAGAAGCAAAAAAGAATATCTTAGATTCTATAAAGTTTTTTGAAAATAGGATAGTACAGACTTGCAGTGCTGGTGATGATGTATTCTTATATGAATACACTTTGCCGATAAATGAATATCCTATTGTCCCTATTCCTTATATGTACACTGGGACTCCGTATCCAATGAGTGCGGTAACTCCGTTAATAGGGAAACAACAGGAAATTAACAAGGCTCATCAGATTATGCTTCATAATGCAAACTTGGCGTCTAATCTTAGGTGGATGTATGAAGAAGGGGCTGTTCCTGAAGAAGAATGGGAGAAATATTCATCATCCCCCGGTGCTTTATTAAAATACAGACAAGGTTTTGCTACTCCGACTCCTATATTGCCAGCCCCAATTAATAATGCATTTTACACTGTGGTTCAAGAAGGGAAAGCTGATGCAGAATATATAAGTGGAGTTCCTTCTGCTATGATGGGATTTGCCCAAGACCAAGCAGAAACGTATAGGGGATTACTTGCAAATGATGAGTTTGGAACTCGGAGACTAAAAGCTTGGATGGGGAGTGTTGTAGAACCTGCCTTAGAGCATCTAGGTAGATGTTTTCAAATGCAGGCTCAAAAGCATTACTCAGTTGAAAAAGTGTTTAGAATAGTACAACCAGAAGCTGGTCAATCGCCACAAGAGCAAGAAAAAGAAGTAAGAATTAATATTCAAGTATATAATGATTATGGAGAAGCGATAGGGAAATTTAAAGACTATGCAACTGCAAGATTTGACGTGAGAGTCGTAGCGGGAGCTACAATGCCAGTAAATAGATGGGCATTATTAGAAGAATATTTTAAATGGTTCCAAGCAGGTCTCATAGATGATATAGCTATGATAGCTGAGACTGATATAAGAAATAAGAAACAAGTCCTTGAAAGAAAGTCTGTTTATTCTCAATTACAAGGTCAAGTAGCTTCTATGGAGGGTGCTTTGAAAGATAAGGATGGGACTATTGAAACTTTAGAAAGACAATTAGTGCAAGCTGGTATAAGGATGAAAGTCGGCACTGCATCTAATGAAATACGAAAAGATGTTCTCGAAACTGAGGCTCAACAAAAACTTCTAAGAGGAATGTTAAAAGTTGAGTTTGATAAAATGCGAGACCAAATGAAAATGGACATGGAATCTACTAAGGAAGATGTTGCTGAAAATGAGTAGCATTAACTCTTGATAGTTATTTAGAATGTTCATTAAATTAACAAAACTCTAAAAAGGAGATTAGTATGTCAGAACAAGTAGGTAACGCCACTGAGGCCCCCGAAAGTACAAGCGTACAAGGTGCAGTCATGGACATGAATACTGATGATTTCTTTGAAACATTAGACCAACAAGTCAATGGTGCAATCATAGATGAACCTTCACAACCAACCTCGGAACAAAGCGATAACACGCAGACGAGCCCTAATGTAGAAGTTCAGGAAGAAGTATCTGAAGTAGATACTTTACAAAAAAGGTATAGTGATTCAAGCAGAGAAGCTAAAAGGTTAAACGGAAAACTTTCCGAAATTGAACCTTATATGCCAATCCTTGATGCTATGCGAGAAGACCCCAATCTAATTACTCATGTGAGAAATTATTTTGAGGGTGGAGGTCAAACCCCACAAACAATGACTGAGAAGTTGAATCTCGATGAGGACTTTACGTTCGATGCGGATGATGCTTTTTCTCAACCTGAATCTGATTCAGCAAAAGTACTAGGAGCAACGATTGATGGAATTGTCCAACGTCGTTTGAATGGTGCTTTACAAGGGCAAAAGGTAGAAAACCAAAAGCTAGCGAAGGAAACCGAGTTTCGTCAGAAGCATGAAATGTCTGATGAAAAATGGTCTAATTTTGTAGAATTTGCGAAATCTAAATCTCTTGAACTTGATGATATTTATTATTTAATGAATCGTAAGAATAGGGATGGGAAAATTGCTGACAACGTAAGGCAAGAAGTCCACAATAAAATGAGAGAAGTTCAACAACAACCCGGTACACTAGCCACGCAAGGCAGTACCGCTGTTGAACAATCTCCAGACGATTCAGTTTTTGATGCCATTTTGGGTTCGACCAATGAACTAGAAGAGGCTTTTGGTATGTAATTATACTGAAGGCCATTAACTCAAAATAAAGAGGTAAATAAATGGCTGATGTATTTAGCTTAGGTACCTATTCAGACGTAGCAAGTTGGTCTGATGGTACAAGTAAAGACACTGGTGACCTTAGGCGAAAGTACAATTTTGGGGATAGAGTTTCTGAACTAGCAATAGCACAAGACCCTTTTTTCCGATTTGTATCTAAAGTTGCCAAAAAACCTACGGATGACCCTGA